AGACCTACCGGCTCGGCTGGTCGGAGCAGTGCAAGGACGGCAGCAAGATGGGCGTCGGCATGCCGGAATACCTGCTGCTGTTCCGCAAGCCGCCGACCTCGGCGGAAAACAGCTACGCGGACAATCCCGTGATCAAGTCGAAACACCGCTACACCCGCAGCCGCTGGCAGATCGACGCGCATGCGTTCACCCGGTCGAACGGCAATCGGCTGATGCTGCCGGACGAGATCGAAAGCCTTCCGCATGACGTGATCTTCAAGCTGTTCCGGGATTTCAACCTGGAGAGCGTCTACGACTTCGAGCATCACGTTCACATCGGCGAACTGCTGGAGGCAAAGGCGCGCCTCCCGGTCACGTTCATGCTGCTGCAGCCGCCGAGCTGGCACCCTGACGTCTGGTCCGATGTCGCGCGCATGCTGAGCCTGAACCTAACGGCCAGCCAGAAAGGCAGGGAGATGCATCTCTGTCCGATGCAGTGGGACATTGCCGACCGCTGCATCGAGCAGTTCACGAACCCGGGCGAGCTGGTGCTGGACCCGTTCGGCGGCCTCGGCACCGTACCGCTCCGCGCGATCAAGCTGGGCCGCAAGGGCTACAGCGTCGAGCTCAATCCGCGGTACTGGTTCGACTCGGTGGCCTACTGCCAGGCGGCCGAGCGAGAAATGTCGATGCCGGATCTGTTCGACTCGCTCGAATCGGGGACGCAGGCCGCGGCCTAGCCATGACCACCCTCTCGCAAGCCGAATTCGCCCGCAAGCACGGCATCAGCCGGGTGCGGGTGACGCATCTCAAGCACCAGGGTCGGCTGGTGCTGGATGATGCCGGCAAGGTCATCGAGGACGCGACCCTCGCCCGCATCCGCGAGACGGCCAACCCGTCGCACAGCAGCAAGCTCGACCGGCCCGCCGCCGGCGTAGGGGCGATTCACGAATCGCCCGCACCGCCGCCACCGATCATCCCGCCCGAATCACGCGCCGACGCCCGATCCGACGCCGACGCGATGACCTACCAGCAGGCGCGCTCGCTCAAAGAGCAATATCTCGCGCTCGCCGCCCGCCAGGCCTACGAGGTCGCGACCGGCGAACTGGTGCCGGTGTCCGACTACCGGCACAGCGTCACGTCGGCCGGCATCACCTTCCGCAAGCAGCTGGAGAACCTCGCACCGCGCCTGGCGCCGGAGCTCGCCGCGGAATCCGATGTCGCCCGCGTCCGCGCGCTGCTGACCGAAGCGGTCGAGGCCGTGCTGCTGGCCACGGCGGAAGAATTCGAGCGTCAGGAGATTCGGCTCCGACCGCAGGCGATGGAGTCGACATGAAAACCGGCCTGATGATCCTCGGCTACTTCGTCATCTGGATCGCCGTGCTGATCCTGGTCTCGCTGCGGGGCTGGCGGTGAACGCCATCCTCTCGCCACCGCCGACCACCCGCCCGCGCGGCGACCGGCTGTTCCTGCGCTCGCTGGCGCAGGCGATCCGGCCGAAGGCGCCGCTGACCGTCTCGCAATGGGCCGACGCTCACCGCGAACTCTCGGCCAAGGGTTCCAGTGAGCGCGGCCGCTGGAAGACGACCCGGACGCCATTCCTGGCCGAGATCATGGATTGCCTGTCCGACCGCTCGCCGGTCAAGCGCGTCACCGTCATGAAGGCGACGCAGCTCGGCGCCACCGAGGTGGCTCTCAACTGGATCGGCTACACGATCAGCCACACACCGGGGCCGATGCTGGTCGTCGTGCCGACCCTGGACGTGCTCAATCGCTGGGTCATGCAGCGGCTCGACCCAATGCTGCGCGAGACGCCCCTGATCGCCGAGGTGTTCGACGCCTTCCGCAGCCGAGCGGCCGCGAACAGCAAGGACATCAAGGATTTTCCCGGCGGCATGCTGGTCTTGTCCGGCGCCAATTCGCCAGCCTCGCTCTCCTCGATGCCGATGCAATACGTGGTCTGCGACGAGGTCGACCGGTTCCCGTGGGAGGTCGGCGACGAAGGCGACCCGCTGGGCCTGATCGATCAGCGGACCGCGACCTTCCCGATGCGGAAAGTCTTGCTGATCTCGACGCCGACCATGAAGGACGCCAGCCGAATCGAGGAGGAATACTCGAAGTCGGACCAGCGGCGCTACATGGTGCCGTGCCCGCACTGCGGCGCGATGCAATGGCTGAAGTGGGACAACCTGCAGTGGGACAAGCCGTTCAAGCAGGTCTGGTATGTCTGCGAGTCCTCCGGCTGCGTGATCGAGGAGCACTCGAAACCCGCGATGCTGGCGGCCGGCGAATGGGTGCCGCAGCGGCAGGACGCCGACCCGACCCGCCGCGGCTACCACATCTCCGGCCTCTACGCGCCGATCGGGCTTGGCTACTCCTGGCACGAACTGGTCGCGCGCTGGCTCGATGCGCAGGGCGACCCGGCCAAGCTCAAGCGGTTCGTGAACACCTCGATTGGCGAGACCTGGGAGGATCGCAGCCGCGACATCAAGCCGCACACGCTAGCCGCTCGCGTCGAGCCGCCGGAGCTTCGCATGATCCCGTCCGGCTGCCTGCTGCTGACGGCCGGCATCGACACGCAGGACGACCGCCTGGCCGTGCAGATCGTCGGCTGGGGCCGAGGCCTCCGCGCATGGATCATCGACTATCTGGAGATACCCGGCGACCCGCACCAGGACCCGCTGTGGATGCGCCTGTCCGAGATCCTGCACACGCCCTACACCAACACCCGCGGCCGCGACCTCCGCATCCGCTGCGCGGCGATCGACAGCGGCGGGCACCACACCCACGCGGTCTACAACTACGTGCGCGCCGCCTCGCGCGGCGACGGCGGCTACTCGCCGCACGGCCTGACCGTCATGGCGATCAAGGGCGCCAACACCCCGAGCAAGCCGGTGTTGAGTGGTCGGCCGGCTCACCTCGACATCAACTTCCGAGGGCGGGTGATCCGCAACGGCGTGCAGCTCTGGACGGTGGGCGTCGATACCGTCAAGCACAACCTGTTCGGCCGGCTGTCTGGCGACAGCGAGATCCCGCCGGAGGATCGCGCGCTGCGGTTCCCGTCGGGGCTGGACGAGGAGTATTTCCGCATGCTGACGGCCGAGGTGTTCAACCCGGAGCGCAACCGCTGGGAGATCCGCCGCGGGCGCCGCAACGAGGCGCTGGATACCTGGGTCTACGCGTTCGCCGCGACGCACCATCCCAGCCTCCGCGCCCATGCCTGGCGGACCAGGGAGTGGCAGAAACTCGCGGAGCAGCTGGAGCCGGAGTCGGGCGACCTGTTCGCCGGGCTCGAACCGAGCGAAGGGCGGCCGGCGGCGCCCGCACCATCGACCGATCGGCCGAAACCGGCGCGCCATCGGGTGTCGAGTTCGATCCTATGAGCGATCCGGTCGACGCACTGGAGACGCTGCTCCAGTCCGAGATGGAGCGGGCCGGCGCACTGGGCGTGCTGCCGGTGATCTATGAGTGCATCGACCGATGGCGCCGACAGTTCGGCGGCTGCGAAGTCTACCTGGCACGCCGCTGCGAATCGCGGCGCAATGCCGAGGTGCTGCGACTCACCGCCAGCGGACTCTCGTCGGCCGACATCGCCGACCGCCTCGGCGTCTCCCGGTCGCAGGTTCGCCGCATCCGGTCACGCCGGTCGAGTCATTTGCTTTGACTCGCTAAAAAAAATCCAAAAACGCGCATTTTCCCCCTGTAAATGCGCGCCCCGGTCCGCGTGTAATACCGGACCATGGCCTACACCTCCGACCAACTTGCCAACCTCGAAGCGGCAATCGCCTCCGGCACGCTGCGCGTCGAGGTCAACGGCCGCATGGTCCAGTACCAATCCGTCGGCGACTTGCTGAAGCTGCGCGACGTGATGCGCGCCGAGCTGGGCACCGAAGTGCCGGCCGCCGTGCGCGGCCGTGGCTGGTATCCCAACGCGGTGAAGGGCTATGACTGACACCGTCACACCGATCCGCAAGCGCAGATACGACGCCGGCAGCGCCGCCCGCCGCGTGCAGGGATGGAACGCGCCAGGCACCGACGCCACCGCCGCGATCACCAACCCGACCGCGATTCGCAATCGCGCGCGCGACCTGGTCCGCAACAACCCATGGGCCGCCAAGGCGCTGATGACGATCGTCAACAACGCGATCGGCTTCGGCATCCGCTGCCAGGTGCAGGCCGCGTCGAAGGTCCGCAAGCAGAAAGTCCAAGCCATCTGGCGCGCCTGGGCCGAGACGACCGCCTGCGATGCGGACGGGTCACACGATTTTTACGGACTCCAGGCGCTGGCGTTCCGCTCGCTGGTCGAATCGGGCGAATGCCTGATCCGGCTGCGACCGCGCCGCGTCGAAGACGGCCTGCCGGTGCCGCTGCAGTTGCAGGTCATCGAGCCGGATCTCCTCGGCGACCAGCTCGGTATCTCACCCGAGCCCGGCAACACCATCCGCCGCGGCATCGAATTCGACCCGCTGGGCCGGCGCGTCGCCTATCACCTGTACAAGCAACACCCCGGCGCCGACATCGTCGGCTATGCCACCAGCAGCACGTCCCGCGTGCCCGCCTCCGACGTGATCCACCTGTATCGCAAGGATCGACCGGGCCAGGAGCGCGGCGTGTCGTGGCTGGCGCCTGTGCTGATGACGCTGCGCGAGTTGGACATCTACGAGGATGCCAGCCTCAAGCGGCAGCAGATTTCCAACATGTTCGCGGGGTTTGTTTCGAGCGAAGACCCGGCCTCGATGGAAGACGAGTTCGATGATTCCTTGCCGGACATGGAACCCGGCCTGATGTACCTGCTGCGACCCGGCCAGTCGATCACGTTCAGCCAGCCGCCGGCTGCTGAAGACCCCAAGTTTCGCGACAGTTGCCTACGCCGCGTCGCCGCTGGCCTCGGTATCACGTATGAAAGTTTGACCGGCAATCTGTCCGAGGTGAACTTCAGCTCGGCACGGATGGGAGCACACGAGTTTGGCCGCAACATCGACGCGTGGCAGTGGTCGCTATTCATCCCGCGCGTCTGCTCGACCGTTTTCGGCTGGTTCGTCAACGCTTTGGCGCTGCAGGGTCTGGCCTCGCCGGATCTGCGCGCCGAGTGGACGCCGCCGGCCAGGACGCTGGTTGATCCGGCCAAGGAATACGGCGCGCTGCTGACGGCCGTCAAGGCCGGGTTTCTGACCCTCCCGGAAGCCATCCGCCAACAGGGCTACGATCCCGACGCGGTGCTGGCCGAACAGGCCGACTACCTCGCCAAGCTCGACGCTGCGGGCGTCATGGTCGAATCCGACTACCGACACAAAGCCGCCTCGCTTGATCCGACGATCACCGAGCCGCCGAACGGAGCCAACAATGCCTGATCGCAATCAACTGCCGATGCTGTCGACCCGCGCCGCGCTGCAGCCGAAGACCTTCGACGCCGAGCGCCGAACGGTCGAACTGACCTGGAGCACGGGCGCGACCGTCCGTCGGTTCGACTGTCTGGATGGTCCGTACCTGGAAGAACTGAGCATGGACCCTGCCCATGTCCGCATGGACCGTCTCAACACAGGCGCGCCTCTGCTGGGCAATCACAATGCTTTTGATCTGTCCGGCGTGATCGGCGTGGTCGAACGCGCCTGGCTGGATGACGGCAAGGGCCGCGCCATCGTGCGCTTTTCCGAGCGCGCCGATGTCGAGCCGATCATCAACGATGTCAAGGCCGGTATTCTCAGGAATATCTCAGTCGGTTATCAGGTCCACGAATACGAAGTTGAGAAACCCACGGAGCGCGGCGGCATGCCGTTGTATCGCGCCACCGACTGGGAACCGATGGAAGTGTCCATCGTCACCGTCCCCGCGGATGCGTCCGCGCAAGTCCGCGGCTCGCAAGAGTTGCACCCTGTCACTATCACTTTGAGGAGCCCGGCCATGTCCGACCCCAACGAAAAATCCCCGGTGGAAGACGCGCCGGAAACCCCGATCGAAGAGCCGACCGAAGCACCGGCTGACGAGTCCGCCATCAGCGCTCGCGCTCTGAAAATCGAGCGCACCCGAGTCGCCGGCATCCTGGATGCTGTCCGCACGGCACGGCTGGATCAGTCGATGGCCGACAAGCTGATCGCATCCGGCAAAGCGCTGGATGAATGCCGGGCCGACGTGATCCGCGCCTGGTCTGCATCCGTCGACAAGACCGCGACCCCGTCGCGCGTCGAGGCAGGCGAGGCAGGCGAGGATAAATTCCGCGCGGGCGTATCGTCCGCACTGGCACACCGCATGGGCCACGGTCAGGATGACCGCTCGAACGAGTTCCGCGGCATGGCGCTGCACGAGATCGCAGCTCGGTCGCTGGAAGTCCAAGGTGTTCGCGTTGCCGGCCTGACCCGCAACGAGATCGCCGGCATGGTCCTCCGCGCACACAGCACCAGCGATTTCCCGTTGCTGCTGGCCGACTCGGCGAACAAGAGCCTGCAGAACGCCTACGACAGTTTCCCGGCGACCTGGCGCTCGGTGGCAGCCATCGGCAGCGTGTCTGACTTCAAGACCATCAGCATCGTGCGGCTGGGCTCATTCTCCTCGCTCGACACGATTCTGGAAGGTGGCGAATACACGCAGGGCACCATCGGCGAGGAGCGCTCGCAGTTGACGGCGGCGACCAAGGGCAAGTACATCCAGATGACTCGCCAGATGATCGTCAACGACGACCTGAGCGGCTTTAGCCGATTGGCGCAGACCTTGGGTCGAGCGGCCGCTCGTACCGTCAATGCCGACGTGCTGGGAGTGATCAACACCAATGCCGCGCTGGCGGATGGTGATGCGCTGTTCCACGCCAATCACTCGAACTTGGCCGGCAGCAGCGTGGTCGTTAGCGTTGCATCGTTGGGTGTTGGCCGCGCCGCAATGCGGAAGCAGAAAGACCCGTCCTCGTTGGACTACCTGAACATCATGCCGCGCACGCTGCTGGTGCCGGTAGTGCT